GCTTGCCCATCATCGCATCCATGTTCTCAGTCACAGGATCACGCGGCTTCTGATCATCAGGCATCGGCACCAATTTCTCAGCGTTCTTAACCCCAAGCACCTCGATCATCTGACGGTGCAGCAACGGCATGTTATATAACTGAGGAGCGCCTTGAGCCAACTGCATCACGGCTTGGTACTGCACCACCTTCTGGGACATGGTGGCCGCGTTCGGATCACTGACCGGGATCACATCCACATTATCGTAGTCAGCCTTCTTGGCCTTACGATCCCCAACCTCCGGCTCGTAGGTATATTCTTCCGGGGTGTTGTCGCGGATGATGCCCGCAAGGAGTTTGAACTCCTGCTTCATGGCGTAGTAAACGCGAGCCTGCACCGCAGACATTACTTTCAGAACGCGCTCTAGGATGGCTAGGGTGGTACCTACCGGCGCTTGGTTCGACATATCAGAGATCTTGAGATCCGACACCGCAGCGAAACGGCGACCTTCCTCAATGATCTTATCCATCAGCATCGAGAGAGTCTGACTCGGCTCCTTATAAGGAAGCGGCAGGATGTTATCCCGCACCGCGCCCGAGGGAATATCTACGTCTCTCCACTCACCGGGGGCAATGGGGGTGTCGTCTCCCTTGATACGCAAGCCGCGTGATTTGAGGCCACCCGGAAGATTACTAAGAGTTCCCGCATCGACAAGTTGGCGAAGGAGGGAGGTTGCCGCTTTAGAGTGTCCACCGATAAGGTGTATAAGTCCGAAATAATAAAAGCCAAAGCCGGGGATATATCCGTAATGGACAAAGTGCTGTCGCTTTGATTTAAGTTCATCATCTTCTCGCCAATTCCGACGTATCGCCAGAATTGTCCCCGTTCCCTTCTCAATCGTCACTACATACGGCAGCGCAATTCCTGTCTCGTTATTATCGTCGTCAACATCCGGGTATCCCGGCAGATCAATATTTACGTGCATCTCCAGCAACTGGAACCGATCATCCATGCTAGCCGCGAAACCCTGATCCTCCGCCTTCTGCTTCTCCACCTCATCCATGACCCGCATCGGTTCGCCAAGGTCCACATCGCGGTAGAAGCCTGCATATTGCAGTTTGATCAGTTCGTTCTTTGTCTTACGCATCCGGTGCGTAACCCGATCAGCGGATTCAAGATTAGATGCACCGTACGGCACCACCATATCTTCAGCAGGGATGTAGACCGCAGTCTGCCGATCAAGGCTCGGATCGAAGTACACCTTCTTAAAGGCGTTACCCGCCAAGGCCATCGACAACAGCATCCGCTCATGCTCAGGCCGATACTCCTTCATCACCTCAGTTAATTGATAATTCATGTCATCAGCGACACGAATGGCAGCGTCTTTCTTCTCAGGAGTCTCCTTGCCGATGATCTTGGTTTTGACCGGCCCCATCGCAGGGAAAGTCTCCATAATCGTTTCAGATTGGAACTTGACCGCACTCTCCATCAGAAGTGGGTGGAACACGCCACACGCGCCCGGCCACGGCTCAGTACGTTCCTCGTACCGGATACCGAGAATCTTCAATCCTTTAATATAGGTGTCGAGCCAGTCCTTGCGGCTCGCCAGATCCTGTTCGTAGTTGCCAATCAACTCACCCGCGAGGCTCTGCAACTCGCCTTCATTCATGTACTCGGCAAGGTTAGCATCGAAATCCTCAGCGCGTGGCTCAGACTTCTCTAACTCAATCATCATCCCATCTACGCCAACCCGAACTTCTTCAGGGTCAACAATCTCGATCTCAATCGGCTCCATGTCAGCAGCCATAGCCGCGATGCCTTGAGGAGCCTCCATCAAACTTTTATCGACGGCCATTTAAATTCTCCTAGTAGTAGCCTTTTCCACGATTACTCTTAAAGTACCGTGTAGGTTCTGGTTCATCAGATGGCAGACTTACAAACCCGCCTTGCCGAAACCGCATAAGGGCTAGAGTTGTCGAGTCCACTAAGTCATCATGGGTACCGGAAGGAAAGTCATTGCACTCCTCCACAACCTCCCACGCCCAACGCCTGTCGGGTACCCACACAATACCTGAAGAAAACAGGTCCGTCACCGCGTTGACCCGACTGATCTTGTCCTGCCCCTTACCGGGGGTAAACTCACCAACAGGCACGCCCATCCGTCTCATTTCTTGATAAAGCGCTGCACCGTTAGACTTTTTCTCCACAATAAACGTATCGGGACGCCACTCCTTATACTCATTTAGCACCAACTCTTTTAACTCAGGAAATTCCAACCGCTGCTTGATGCTATTTAAGAGAATTATATTGCGGGTTTTAGTCTCTTCATTCATGAAAATGCCCCATGTAGTCAGGGCGTTATAGTCCGACCGGTTAGTTTTCTCTTGGGCAGCGTCGAGAGCCATTATTATGTACTCGCAGGCAGGAGGATCTTCTTTCTCCCACACCTGCCACCATTCTCGCTTAACAAGTGCGCCCTCTTCCGAGGTCGGCTCCTGCATGTACTGGGCCTGCCAGTACCGCACATCCATGCTAGCCTTTTTAGCCAGCAACTCATCAAGACTCCAGAACTCAGGCCAGAGCGGTTTATCGTTCAAAATAGCGGGAAATTCCACCACTTCCCACTCGTCCGCGCCTTCTTCGCGGGTCATGTGATCAACAATCTTGCCCGTTAAGTCCGACTTAGACCATCTCGTATTGTGGCTTATCACCCCATTAGCAATAAAATTCTCTGTACGCTCAACCTCAACATCAAAAACTTCTTCTCGCCCAGAAGCAGTAATGCTAACGATTTTATCCAACGTGATGGCACAAGTATTCAGCGGCTCGACGTAAGATGTCTGGGGTTTTTCCGTACCCAACAGCGAGGTTGCAGTCGTTGCAGAGCAGCCCCCGAACTTTGCCGGTGTCGTGACAGTGGTCGATGCAGAGTTTACCGTTCCAATGAGCGCGGGTATTGGTTTTAGAAGGCGGTTGCATACAGATATCACAGAGGTTATTACGCTCAGCAACCATTGCGTCGTACTGCTCTTGCGTAATCCCGTAGCGGGATTTGATTCGTTTTGCCCGACGATAGTCGGGGGTATAACTGCTTCCTCGGTACCCTGCCGCCCAGCGTTGTTTGTTGTAGTGACTTCGGCAAAAACCTTTGGACGACGCTTTCTCTTCACACCCCTCCACCATGCATTTAACGTCCCGCCATTTCCCATAATGTCCGGGCGGGTGCTGGGGGGCACCGGGATGTTTCTTGTGGTAGGACTTACTCGCTTGGCATGGAGCGCAAAGTCCGGGTTTGGTTTGTGATCGAGCGGGGCGGTTGCAACCTTCGTTGCTACAAGCAACATACCCGGCTTCAGGTCTTTCAGTCGTACCCATCTGCGGTCTCCGGCGTTATCTACAAGAAACGGGTGTCTCTCGTTTGCTTGAACAATTCTGCCAGATTGTGTTCGTACAGTAAAGACTTGATCAACACCATTTGACCGATGGTTTAAAACACGTGATACGGTGATTTTTCCTTCTTCGTAGGTGGCTATTTCATCACCGGGGCGAATGTCTTTGAGCGGAGTTTCGTTTCCATCAGGACGTAGCACCCCTGTGTTTCCCGTCATACACATCACCACAATAATCGCACCGCCCGGCATCAATCTTTGGACTGGGCCTGACTGGAACCACTCCCATGCGGGGTCAAATACATCAGCACGACCCTGTTTAGCATCTTGTTCAGAGTGAGGATCATCAATAATAAAGAGGTCGGCACCGCGACCAGCAAGAGCACCACCGACACCAATAGCGAAATACTCACCGTTAAAGTTAGTACCCCAACGAGAAGCACTTTTACTATCAGCCTGTAACTCCACGCTAGGAAAAATGTCACGGTAAGACTCCGAACCAACCAAATTACGCACCCGTCTACCAAAGTTCACCGCCAAATCGGCAGTGTGTGAGGCCATGATGACCTTTTTATGCGGAAATTTGCCCAAAAACCACGCCGGAGCGAGGTAGGAAATCATCTCAGACTTGCCATGACGCGGGGCGATGTTCACGATGACTCTTTTCTTCTTCCCTTCTGCAATTTCCTCGAAAATCTTCGCTAATTTCCGATGGTGTGGGCCTACTTTGTAGCCCGGATACACATGCGTGATGAAATCTAGGAAGGAATCCTTGCCTAAACGCTGTGTGACCTGACTTTGGTACTGCTTTAAGAGTTCGGCAACGCGCCTTTTCTCTTTTTCAGGCATGGTGGGCAACGCCACACGCAGTTTTTGCAGATTTTCAGAAGAAAGTTGCATCGTTTTAGTCGGTTATAAGCGACTTTAGGCCAGATTCTTCCGGCCCCCACAGACCAATCGGGCATTTTTGCCCTGCAAGACGGGTTTTCGCTTGAATAATGCAGCCGCACCTTCTGCAAATACCGAACTTGTTATGCTCACAAGAGCCACAAGTGGCTAACCGATCCTCTACTGTACCCGCTCTAGCCCGCTTCACGAGGTGGCTCCTCTTCTAATACGCGGTACTCAATTCCTTCAAGCACCGAGAGCAACTCCTTTTCCACCTCTTCGATGGGCTTAACGATATGTGTTGTCTCGCTACGCTTCTTAAAGGCGTCTACACCGTCTACCTCACCCAGTTTAGAGAGGGCTTGGATGC